CGTATCGGGATAGCTGGCCGTCAATGAATCAGCATGCACCGGGGGAACAAACGGACCCATCAAACCCACAGGAAGTGGAGTGGATTCTTGGATATCATTCCCAGTGCCGTCCGGACCCCAAAGAAGCTTTCTTTTGACGGTATAACTATCATTGATTTTATCCGCTTGGATCAGCGACTGGATATCTTTCGAGATGATCGTGGTCACGCATCCCAGAGTAAGGAAAAGTCAGGTTTTATGCAAATTTCTGGAGAACAATCAAGGCTTCGTGGCCAGCCGGAATGAATTCTAAGATATTAAATCCATTAAGAATAATTTGACTTTCAAAGAAAAATTCTTCAAGCGCAATAAAATCCCAACAATGAAAATGAATGTGGGGTTTATCCATCAGTGACTGATAGACACGGTCGTCGAGTTCAACTCCACGTAACCTATCTACATCCCTAAAATACTCGCGGTAATGTTCGCCTAAATGGAGTTGATAAGGATTTTTGTACTCTTCGATGACATGATCGAGAGAAGTGTTCACTCTGTTTCGATCAAATGTTTGATCTCGAAGAGGAACAGCAAGATAGGCATATCTTCCTTTTTTTAAAACCCTGAGCCAATTCTTGATTCCTTCAATCGGATTTTGAAGATGCTCAAGCACATGAGAAGAGAAAAGGAAATCCATCGATTCATCGGCAATCGTTTTCAGATAGTTCCCGTCATCTAAGACATGGACATCTACGAACGGCTTATGACACATCTCGGGATATTGTTTTCTCAAAGTAGCATGGTCAAATAAGTCGACTTGCAAGACTTTTGTGAATGGATCTAAAACTGGCCATGGGTTATGGAGGCCAGCAATCTCAAGTCCAAATCCTTTAGGTCCGTACTTCTTTGAAAGATCAAATCGGTTCATTAGTGGGGATTCTTTCTTTGTTCACGAGAACGTTCATTATCCTCAAAACACCAACCACACACTGGTTTAGATAGTTCTTCTGGACAATCTGGGAAGTTATTCCTAAAATCTTCCATCGCCTCCTCATCCGAACAATCTTTTTTGTACGTCTTTTTACATAGATAACAAGTGAAGTACTTGCTCATATATTCCCTCAAAAAGGTGAATAGAAAGGATAATTCTCTTGTCTACATTTCTCCATGATATCGTGATTCTCAGGCCGATTGGATTCCTGTTTTTTCCATTCCCAGTACTCACGCGTGTCGCCATTGTCAGGTTTAAATTCAGTTGCACCTTCAGACCCTAAGTGCTGATAGATCTGATTCGGAATGACGTAGTACTGAAGCCCTAACTCAGTCAAAACTCTCTCGCATCTTAGAGTCCATTCGACATCTCCCCAACCATACATACCAAAGTCTTCACGCCAATATCCGACCTTTGCAAATAGATCTCGTCTAAAGCATGGAGTTTCCATAGGCATTGCTCTTAAGATCGGCAATCCATTGACGATTTCGATCTCTCTAGACTTACGGTAGCGCTCTTGAACTCCTTCAATAGGAACCGAATACATTGATGCCATTCCTGTATTAGGAATAGTCTCGACATAAGTCATGAACGTCTTGAGCCAATTATCGGGATAAAGGCAATCGCAACCGAGTAAGATCATCCACTTGGATCTGCAGAGGGACATGCCCGTGTTGTAACCTCGTTGCATCCCAGTGTTTTGTTTAAACTGGCATCTTACTGTAGGACCATACTGATCCATTATCCATTCCATCTCATTGAGTTGACCAGGCTCACTCCCATTATCGACCCAGATGAGTTCATCCCACTGATGACCAGCATTATTCAGACTGTGCTTTATTGTCTTTTCTAAAACGCTGGCTCGGTTCCAAGTCAGTAGCACTAGAGATACAGTGCTCATATATTTTTTGAATTCCTTAAAGGAGTTACTTTTAAAGATTTTTCAAATTCTTTAAGATCATGTTGCATAGGACTTCTAACAACAGAAAGATCTTTCATCCATTTCATGATCTCACTTTTTAACCATACTACCCTCCTAGGTCCCAGCTGACGCGACAATGGAAATCTTCCAGACTTCATCCATCTCCATAAAGAAGTACGATTAAGACCAGGGATTATTGTTTTTAATTCTTCAAATGTTAAAAGTTCTTCACTCATCTCAACAATATCCTCATCTTCCCCGGTCGCTCACGGAACGTGTCTGAATAATAGCATGCAGGATATCCAGCAGCATCGCTCGCATGAGTCGCAAGAGGGTCTGATTTGTCCAAAAATGCTCCGTCCGCACCTTGTTTCCATTTGACACGTTCACAGTCTCTTTTCAAGTACTTACATTTGATTGGATGATAGGTAAGATTGACTGATCCATCAGCTGCTCGCATGAGCGAGTTCATCGTATTGATTCGGTCTTTGACTCCTGGATTTTCTTTTGGAGTCAGGTCCTCAAAGAGGATGGAGTGATCTTTGAGGACCTTCTTAATGATAGCATAATCTGTTTGTCCTACAGCAGAAGTTCTTCTTGCATTTCCACTCGCATCTCCAATGAGGATCACATTAGGCCTTAATCCTTGAATCTGAGAATAAAACCGAAGAACCTTCTGTGCGAGTACGGTAGCGCATTGCTCTGTGTCAGTATTTTCTAAAGCAATCTCATCTCCAAAATGAATATGGTTTCCTTGCCTTTGGGCAATCTCCCAGCACATAATTCCCACGTTGAAGTCTAACCCTACGATGAGAGGTAAATATGGATTCCACTCCATCCCTCGGACTGCAAATGGATTTTCTACTCGCTGGTTATGAATGCCGTGATTCTTGTAAGCCTTGCCTGCACCGATCTCACGAAACTCTGCAAGAATTTCTTGAGCAAATACATCCTCTGACATGGTTGCCCGAGCACTCTCGATTTCTTCTTGAGTCCACCACGGAGCTTCTGTACTTGGTGCGTGAAATACCGACCACTCATCTGGATGAGATAGCGCGAAATCATAGAGATCCTTGAAATGGTCAAAGCCGTTCGATGTAGAGAGAAAATCACACCATCCTTTGCGTTTAGAAAGCATGGGCCGAATGATCATAGGCCAGAGATCCTTAGGCTGTTGTCTCATCTCATCAATGATCGCACCATCTAAAGTCTCTGCTCGAAGGTCCTCAAAATTCTTTCCGGACTTAAAAAAGATCGTGGACCCATTCATGAGTTGAATGGATCGCTCAGTTTTATTCATCCCCGCAAGTAATCGGGTTTCTCGAAGCATATTGAAATGTCTTCGAAAGGCGATCGTCGCTGCTGAATAAGTTTGCAGTATGTACCAATAAAGTCCATGAGGTCTTCCCTGTAAGGGTTTGTAAATCATCTTGTCGATTCCGTAAGTCGTCTTTCCAGATTGACGACCCCAACAAGCAATATTAAATCGGGCTTTACTTTGACTGATGCGTTTCTGAGGAGGCGTCCTCCGACGCATATGCAGAATCATACTTCATCAATACTGTCTTCTTGTCTGGATAGATTGTATCGATGGATCTCATGAAGGAGTTTAGGTTTTCCAATGAGTTGAATGACTCCTTGCTCATCATAAGTGAGATCTTCTAAAGGATCAAAACCATGATCCACCAAGATTTGCCAACGTTCCCTATAATATCGTCGCTTTTTAGCTCCGTGGAATCGATGCTCAATGAGTGTAGGAACATAACCTATAATGCCGTTCGTATACCGATAAGCTCTCTTCTGCCATTCGCATAGTCTTTTCTTAAAACCTTCGCTCGTCTTATCGTGAATAGAAGTTTGAACCTCATTCACCAGGCCAGCGGCCATATGATGATCTCCAGAACCTAAAATTGATCCATCTTCTAATCCGCGAAAAGCTTCATAAGCGCCGCGAGTGCAGGCCCATGCAAATCCGGGATGCCCAAAAACATAAGCCTCATTCGGTCTTTTTTGTCTTCTAATCCCTCTCGCAATCAGAGAACCAAAGCTTGTGTGCTTCTCTAAAACAGTTCCTTGTGGGCCCAGATCTAAGCAATCTTGCCAAGGCTGAATCACGGAATAATGTTGAAGTTGATGCAATGCCTCTTGCGCCCAGTTCGCGTCTCTCCAAAAGACATCACAATCGGACCAACAGAGGTATTTCCAATCTTTAGGAAGAAGATGTTTGACTCCCAGATTAATTAAATTCTCTTTAATCCAAATGGGAGAGTGAGTCCTAACTTGGAGGTTCCGGGGATTTTCCGCGTAGGTGACCTCGTGATGTCTATCATTAAAAGCAGCTTCCACTGTATAGACAATGACGTTTGGGGTTGCTTCCAAAGCCTTTAGCCATTCTCGATACAGTCTGTATCTCGAGTGATATCTCACATGATTGGAGATCGCTCCGACCACATGAAGTATATTGTCGGTCTTTAGTTCCGGTTTCCTAATCTGATTGTTGATTTGTTGAATCATCCTTGACCTCATCTGCCCATTGTACCTCAATTACTTGAGGTGGAGATTCTTCTTGAACTGCATATTCAACAGCTTTTCGTTTTGGATAAATGTACTGGAGAATCTCGATGTAGATTCTTGCTTTTGAATTCACGAGATTAATTTGGTCTTCCGCTCCATAAGCAACGATAGCTTCCAATTCTTCTAAACAAGCCTTGAGGCCTGCAACTGGATCGAGGCCTTTTTCTTCGAGTTGATCTTGCAAAAGAAGAGTTTTCTTATTCGGAGTCCCCTTCTTCCTTCCTCCATATTTTTGTCTTTTCTTAGGAGTTTCCATGTAAAACCTGACTACTGTAGACG